TGCCTCCTTCACCCTCAGCAGATGCTCGCGCTCGTTGACTGCGCGGACGATGAGGGCGGCAGAGGCCTCCGTCCATACTTGCCCTATATCATCTTCCGGGCTGTCTGGCCCGGAGAATATGGCATATGCCCCGTCGCATTCTTCCCAAGCCCACGGTCTCGGAGACGCCTTTTTCAACAATTCCTCACCCATCGCACCTCTCCCACACCGTGCCGTAATTTACCCCATCGTCCAAAATTTTTCCCGGCGGCCTCGACTCTGAGCGCGGGCTGTACCGTCTCTCACCGGTAGCGCGGGAAACGACGTTATGAGCGATTCACCTCCGAATTGCATAGCACGACATGGGGCAGACGACGATCGTCGATCCTACGATCATTTTCTCCTACTCAGTTGCGTTTTTTTACCATGTTTGGATTGCCCCCGACCCCCTTCCGAGCGGGATCTCGTCCCATGCGATACGGGAACAAGTCGCAGTCGTGCATCAGACACGTCCGAACCGCCTTGAGTGATCCGGCGCATTGCGTACAGAACGCTCTGATCTTTTTCAAAGGCGACTTCTTCTCCACCTTCATTCCGTCACCTCCACGCGATACCCGTGGCAGTATTTCAGCACAACAATGTCACCCTTGAGCCTCGTTTTCGGTTCAACCGATTTTATCCCCTCGTTAAAAAAATGCCGTTGTATCTTTCCACGACGAAAAACTGCGAAGCGATCTCCGCAAGATTCGTTCCTGAGCATGATGACTGCTGCGGGGATTCCGCGGGCTGCAAACCAATCGAACCATCCCGCGCAATCATATTCGTGTTCCAACCAATGAGTGAATTGCATACCGGCTTCCATCATTAGTTTTGTGTCTCCTCCCGAATATTTTTGGATCATTATGGTCAGAACGGGATGTCGTCGTCGGGCGGGTCCATTTTCTTCGTTTTGTCATTGATCGTTGATTTATTCGCGGCAGGTGCGTCGGCTTCGCTCCCCGGCTTCGCGCCGAGGAACTGCACCTTGTCGGCGACGATCTTGATGCGCGACTTCTTCACGCCGTCCTTCTCCCACGCTTCGTACCGGAGAGAACCGGCGACGAGCACGTTCCTCCCCTTCGCGAGGTTCTCGCCGCATATCTCCGCGAGTTTCCCCCACGCTTCCACGTCGAAGAAGTTGACGCGCTCCTTCCAATTGTCGCCGGATTTGTATTTTTCGTTCACGGCAACGCCGAACTGCGCGACGGCTGTTCCGCTCGAAATGAATTTTACTTCCGGGTCGCGAGTGAGATTGCCTACGATGCAGCAGTGGTTGTAATTCGCCACGTCATTCCCCCTCCGCCTGTTGCGGCTTTTTCTTGGTTATTTTCAACACTTGTTTCTTGTCGGCAAACGTGCTGTCGTCGTTGAAATATTTTCCATCAACAGAATACGTCAACATTCTCCCGTCGAAGTTGATTTCCAGAGGGTATGGACCACCTACAAATCTATTCATCACGCCCGCCCCGTGATGTTTGCTTTCAACTTCGTCGCCGATTTGAATTTCGGAGAGCGGGTATTCCGATGTCGAATCCCACGGGTCCGGCGGCATTGGAATTTTCGTTTCAACTTTTTTCGTCGATGTTATCGATTTGGGTTTGGTCATGTTGTTTCCTCTTCTTTTCTCTTCGCGCTTTCCTTCGCGGCTGCGACTCCCTTCTTCGACGCCTTCGGTTTTTCCTCGTCCGGCTTGGCGAAGATCGAAGCGGCGGTCGCGTCGCCTTCCTTGATCGCCGTTGCGTACTGCTTCATCTCCGCGAGTTCGTCCAACCCGATGTCCTCTACCCCCTTCACGTCGAGCGTAGCGAATATCTGCTCGGGCGTGACCTTGAGTTTCTTGAAGTGTTCCATCATCGCGTCGCGCTTTTCGGAGAGGTTCTTCACGTCGCCGACCGCTGTCTGGATGACTTCCTCATGGATATCCGACCAAAACGCCTCCGGTATCCCGTCGAAAGTCGCGTTTCGAACGGCGATGGAACACGCGGCGTTCGCCGTCACCGCCACCATGTCGTCGGAAAACTTGTTGCCTGACCGCGTCGTTATGCGTCGCTTGACTTCCCGCATTTTCGTGACGTTCCGCTGCACGTCGAAGAAAAAACCCTGCGCCGTGACGAATCGATCGTCTTCGCTGATGATGCGCGACCCGGCGCGGCAGTTGCCCCACGCAGACGCGAGGATTTCCGCGAACCGCACCGAAGGACCCTTGATGCTTTTCTTCTCGTACAACCCGGTCTCGGCGTTTTTCTCCCTGCGCGGCAGGGCGTAGGTGCATGAAGCGGCAATCTTCTCGTTGAGCGTCGCCATCGTCCGCACTTCGTTGCGGAACGCCGTGATCGAACGTGGGTACGTTTTCGCCGTGCTGATTTGCATGTCGATCTCAGATTTCACGATCGTGCCGAGCGTTCCCATCTCCTGCGGCAACGCTAACGCCGACAGCACTTCCGTCCCTGCGCTTTCCGCTTCCGACGTTTCGAACCCTTGTTCGTTGCTCTCCTTGTTTTGTGCCACGATTCGTCTCCTTTGCCCCTATCGGGGCGGTTGGAAGTTGAAACGTCTCGACCCTTCCTTCAACAACGTGAACCGTGCGACGATCTCCTCCCTTTTCTTCGCGGGAAGTTCGGCGAGAATTTCCTGCGACAATTTTTCCCAATCGATCTTCGTGGAGTCCTTCGCCTTCTTCCACGTCACTCGTCCCGCTACGGACCACACGCCCTCCGCGTCGCCGATCATGTCCTTCACTTTGTTTTCGAGTTCCTTCTCGACCGCTTCCGCGTACCGCGTATTGATTCGCGCTTCCCCCAGTTGCGCGATGACCGCCGTTTCCTCGTCTGTTGCGTCTCGCAGTTCCTTGTCCGATGTCGGGTACTTCTTGCCGATCCACTCGGAACACGAATCGGAACCATCGACGGGAGGTTCCTCGTTGCCAACGACGTACCTATCCCAAAATTCCCGCGCCTTGTCGATGATCGATGCTTCCAATTCCATGTCACGTTTCAGCCGGTAAATTCTGAAGTCGGTCATGCCGAACAACACAGCCAAGTCCCATTCGTCGAACCCGGTGAGAGCCATGTACGTCGCGCATTGAAATACATAATGAATCGGCACTTGATCCGTTTCCGCTTCCCCCCAATGCTGTTTCTGCGACGGGTCGGCGGTCTTTATCTCCACGCCTTTCCTCCGTCCCTTCACGATCCGGTCGGGCGTTCCGACGATGGGAGCAGACGGATGTTTCAAAATCCCTTCAATGCGTTCAAGATTCACTCCCTCACGATCGCAATACAGTTGCGCGATGGGACTTTCCATCAGCCGCCCGATCTTAAACCGTTCGTTGTCCTCCTTCTCGGGCGTGAGTCCTTTTTTCCTCATCCACACGCCGTGCGGCCCGTCCCACGGCGACAGCCCGAATACAGCCGCCATTTCCGATCCGCCGATGCCTTGCATCCTTGCCTTCAACCATTCGGTTCGATTCAATTCAATTCTCCCTTGAACTGTTTTTTGCGTCGTCGAAAATTTCCTTCGCAGTATTGGGGAATTTCGCAACGCGATTGGCGTAGTCGTGTTTAGCCGACATCGCCTCCCAGTCCGGCTCCGCCATTCCGGGTGACATGTCGATCATCCGCTTCACAACCGCGTATCTTACCTCGTCGGCGATCCCCAAAAGAAACGTGACACACGAAGCGCACAGCGTCTCCGCTCGTTCCGGGTTGTCGCGTGTCATCGCCGCGATCTCCACGGCAAGGGTACTGAACCCGCACTCGATGTCGTGTCTCGCTATGTGCGCTGCTGTCGACATGCGCTTAGCGATGTCGACCTGCGCGTCTGTTATTCCGTCAAACACGAATTTCTTTTTTGTTTTCCTCACGATGTTTCCTTTCTCCGCGTGACAGGATGCGCGGCCCCCGTCTGTTCACCGACTCGATATGCAGAAGATCATCACGACGGACGCCCACGCGATCATCACGCCGACGAATACCCGCGCTGTCTTGCCGAGCGTCAGACGGTCGCCTTCGACTTCGATCCTTCCCCGGCCCCAACTGCGCGGTTGTTCACGTTCGAACCAAGCGGGTTTCTGTTTCATCATCGTTTTCTCCTTTCACCCGTGGGTATGTTCGTGTTCGTTGTCGCCGTGATGGTGATGGATGCCGCCGACGTGCTTTTCAACTACAAGTTCCCCACCGACGACCGACGCGAGCGCGTTCAGTTCCTTCATGATGTCGGCAACCGATCCCTTCATGCCGCGAGCATCGACGCTGATCGTGCCGTCGTCGTTGAGCGTGATCTTCATGTTGTTCATTTCCCCACCACCTTTCCGAACGTCTTCTCCGCTTGTGCGACGGCGGGATAAATCGGGAACATTTCATCCATCAAGAATTGCATGTCGACGATGTTCGATTTTTCGGTGTATGGCGACGAAATCTTCTGTAACGTCTCGATTGCGATGTAGAGTGCTTGGCTGATGATATATTTCCCGCGCATCGAATTTGCGAACATCACGGCTTTCTCGTGGTTGGTCATCATCCCCTCCGATTGACAATCGTCATATTCACGCCGTCGTTATCGATGATATTGAACCCGCGTTGCCGAGCGTATTGTTTCACGCCGATTTCCGCGTACTTGCGCGACACCTGCTTCAACGACGTGTCGCTGCCTTCATACGAATACGCCAAACCCGCCCGTCGGAAGTACATGGTCTGTCTGGTAGGCGACGTGCCGTAGATGAAATCGCCGCCCACGGTCACGATGAATTTCAATTCCTCCATCGCCTCGATGATTCTGTTGCGATCGGTCAACTTTGTCCCGACGATGCGCGAATAACACGGCATCACTTCACCTCCTTCGATACGATTTTCCTTCGGCCAACGCCGGTCAGGTTTTTCTCCGCGTCGGCGACGGCTTCCTCCATTGAATCGGTGATCGCCTGTTTGATCTCGGTCAGGTCGGTGGACGCGCCGCGCACGGTGTACGCTCCGTTCGTTTCAACCTTCGCGATGACGTTCTTGAACCGGGCGCATTGGTCGGATAATTCCTGATCGCCGAGCACGTTCATGTCTTCGATCCGCTGGATGACTTCTCTGGCACTTTCGATGGTGGACGTGGGGATCTTCCCGGCCTTTGCGACCGCGTTCATGATCGCCCCAACCTTTTCTACGAACTCGTCGCGTAACTGCCCAACCATCGAGCGGATGATTCCCTTCACGTTTTCGGTTTCATCCATCGCGGCCTGCGCCGTCGCAGCCGACTTCGGGGCGCGGATGGCGTATATGTTCCATTTCATGTCGAACTTCGACCGCACTTCCTGCGCGTTCGGGTACTCGGCTTTCACGCGATCGAGCGCGAACACGACGGCGGTCGAAGTGCGGGAAGCGTCCTGCAACGCTTTCTCTATGATCGGCAGCATTTCCGTTTTGCGTTGTTCATACGTCGACACGAATTTGTCCACCGCCTCGTTGAATGTTTCCCGGTGTGCGCGAAGCCGCTCGGTCAGAGCCGACATGCGGTTCTCTGGAACGTATCGCGCACCGCGCACGAACGGGAAGTTGAGTGAGTAATAATCCACCGTTCGCTTCGTCGCGCCGACGGCTTTACGGATTTCGTCGAACGCTTCCGACGGGATCAACCGGTGGTTGCCGAGCGACAGCACCTTGTGAACTTCCGCCGAATCCTCGATGCCGAGGTCGGCGGGTTTGATCTTCGTCCGCGCAGCCCACATCGAAACGTCCAAATCGAGCACCGACCCCGTGAGGAACAAATTGTCCCAACCGACTTTCGTTTGCGTCGTCATTTCAGTTTCTCCTTGTGTGAGGGGTTATCGTACTTTGCGGACGGTAGCCTTCGCGTCGATCGTCGGCGCGGATGCAAACCGCGCTCTGGTCTTCGCCCATTGACGGATCGCGTCGACCTTCTCCTTCATCGTCACCGACAACGGCGTGGTGTTCCGTGCCGCGTTCACAAGATCGTCCGGCGTGAATTCCCTGCGCTTGTCGGAAAACGCCGTGAACATCGCTGACTTCACAACCTTCTCGATCTCGCTGCCGGTGAACCCTTCTGTCGCGACAATCATCTCCGACGTGCATGAGAACACCCGTCCGCGTTTCATCAACTGGATGGCGAAAATTTCCTCGCGTTCCTTCCAACTCGGGAGGTCGACTGCGAATATCTCGTCCCACCGGCGGATCAGTTCCGGCGGCAAGGATGTCACGTCGTTCGCCGTCGCAACGAGGAAAACGGGCCGCTTGCGTTCCTGCATCCATGTGATGATCGTGCCGAACACGCGCTTGGTGACCCCTGAATCGTTCGACCCCGACCCCGATGCCCCAGCAAGCCCCTTGTCGATCTCGTCGATCCACACGACGCATGGAGCCATCGCTTCGGCAAGTTTCAGAGCGTCGCGTGTGCGGCTTTCTGATTCACCAACGAGAGAATTGAACAGATTGCCCATGTCCAGTTTCACCGTCGGCACCTTGAACACCGTGCCGACCGCTTTCGCCGTGAGGGACTTCCCCGTGCCGGGAACGCCGACGATGAGAATCCCTTCCGGCGGGTCGAGCCGGTATTTTTCCGCGTCGGGGCCATATGAATCGTTGCGTTCGGTCAGATAGACTTTCATCACGTCAAGCCCGCCGATGCCTTGCAACCCGAGCGGGTCCGCGTCGATGATTTCGAGCAGCCCGGATTTCTTCACGCTTTGCACCTTCTCGCGGTAGATGATGTCGGGCGACAATTTGTCCGCCTCGACGAGTGACAGCGCGAGCGCGTTTTCCGCCTCGGGCGTCGACAACCCGGATAATGCGCGCAGCACGACAGGCGCATCGCCGTTGAACTCTCTGCCGGACGCCTCCATGATGGACTCCGCGATTTTGCGGTAATCGGCTACCGTCGGCAGCGGATAATCCACCACGACCATCAGTTTTTCCACGGTCGCGTGAGCCTTGAACGTCGGCCCGATGGAAACGACGCACGACCCCGCGCCCGGTGCCCAATGCAGCATGTCGCGGAAAGCGCGAGTCAACACCGGATCGCGTTCGAACGGCCACCCGGCGATGTCGCGCAGTATGTAGATCGTTCCGTTCGTGCGGTCCGAACACGCCGCGAGAAGATCGGCGGTATTGGGAACGTCCCTCGGCGCGGGTGATACGATCTTCAGGCCTTCGGTCGCCGACCACGTCGCCACGTTCCTCCCGGCGACTTTCGCAGCGGCGATTACGTCGGCGATTGCCCGTTGTTCTTCGGACGTTGTTATCGCAATGCCGGGGTACAACGCGAGGAAATAATTGGCGAGTGTTTCCTTCATGTTCATCATGATCTGCCTCCATTGTGTGTGTTTGATGCATGTCGTCCCTCCGGGTCGATCGCGACGCTGACGTTTTGATCGATCAGCGATTGAACGTCGGCCTCGGTCATCAACGCTCCCGAAATCGGAACGAGAGAATTGTAAACACGAACAACCTTGAAGGGGTGTTCCACCCCGTTGTTCCATTTCGGGAAACGCAGTCGTTCTAAGATGATCGATGTTTTCGCCATGTCGTTGTTTCCTTTCATGTGAGATGAACGGGCGGGACGTCGCCGCACCGCTCGATCGGGCACTATTTGTTGTACGACACGAACTTCGGATCGGACTTCTTCAAACCGTAGCGACCGGTCGTGCGGAAGTAATTCGCGCCGGACCGCCAACGGGGAATGTTGTACAGCCCGGTCTCGCCCGAGATGTTGTCCGCGCCGAATTCCTTCTGCGCGATGGCGAGCATCTCCGCGTCCGTTTTCTTCGCCTTGACGTTCGACACGATCAAATCCACGAGAAACTGCGGGCGCGTCTTGCCGGTGGTCTTGCCGACGATGTGCTCTGTTTTTTTCGACGCCTTCGATTTCACGTCCGACTTGACGATCTTGACGTTCGCCTTCTCCGTCGCCTTCACGTTTCCCTTCTTCGTTTCAATTTTCTTCGCGGTCGCGGTTTTCATGGTCCCCTCCTTGTGGGTGTGTTCGATCTGGTTGTCGGTTGACGAACGCCGGGTCGTAGTGTTCGGCATGCCGGGTGCATACGTCCAGTTCTTGTCGCCGTCGATCCATTTGCAGAGATGTTTGATGATCGACGAATCGTCCTGCGAGGGGTGCGGCTCCTTGCCAGCGATCTCGAAGACGTACCGGCGGAGGTCAGCCGTGCGAGCGTTCAACAACGCAGTTTTGAGATTTGCGGGCGTCAACATGCCACGCAGTTCATGAATCGTCATCGACGCTTTCGCTTCCAGTCTCTTCGCCATCGTTTTTCTCCTTGTGTGGGTGTGGGTTCGTTGCGGGTGGAAAACTATCCGTGACGGACGACGCGGTACGACGTGTTACAGCCGAACAGCAGAGCAGCGTGTTGCAAGCGGTTCGCCATGTCGATTGCTGACTTCTTCGTGGAGAATGTGTTGACGAAAACTTCCTCGCCGGTGGATTTTGTCTGGAACAAGTCGTAGACGAAAACCCGAGGAATTGCTGCCGATGCGGAGTGCGTTTCCATGATCGATCTCCTTCGTGTGTGGGATTGGATCGAAAACGAACGATCCGTGCGGCGCATCCGGTCAGGCGATCCCAACCTTGATGCGCCGACCGCATGGTTCGCCTTGCGATTGGCTTGATGACGTAAGGGACGTTCGTGCAACACACGCTTCGCGCTCGCGTTCATCGACGTGGTCGACTGCGAGCGATATTTTATCGTTGTTGTGGAACAGACGCGACGGAACCGATCCGCCACGTGCGCGTGTCGTCGTTTACGGGTGCGCGTGAAAAGTAATCGTTTGCGCGGAACGTCGGGGACTTACGCTCGATCGCCTATCAAGCGGTGGCGGCGTACCCCGAAAAACAGTCGTTCGATTCATCGACCCTTGCCCTAACTGCGCTGCGCCTTGCGGCGATGGGGGTGGTCGACCTCTCGAACGTGTACGCGAGTCTCGACGGCTCCGAGGTGCTTTCAATACGTCGCCTCGTCGAGGTGTCGCGGGTGATGATTATATGAATGTGTAGGGGCATGGCGTTTTTTGATTTCATCGTATTATGATGGCAACACGCCGTCAAGAAAATAATTCGTCAATGTTTTCATGCATTTAACCGTGTTTGATCGCGGGAACGTGAAAGTCCTTGACGTTTTCGCGTCGGACGCAATATATTGACGACACACACACGATCGCGGGATACATGACGTGCAATCAACAATAGAAAATGATGGAGGAAAGGAGGTGATTAGGATGCGGTACCCGGAAGAAAAACGCCGTGCGTTGACGTTCACCGACGACGAAAAAAGCATTTTACTGAAGGCGGGAATTATCCCGGCATTGATTACGAATTGGAAGTTGGGCCGATCGCTGCCCGGGAAATATCTCGCAAGAGAAGTAGCCGTTCTGCTCGACAAACCGCTGGTGGAAATTCTGTACGGCAACTCCCCGAAACCGGAGAAAGGTTTTTACAAGCGCGGAGGCATCAAAAAGAAAAAGATCGCGTGAATATCTCAAAACAAGGAGAGGTGCCGGATGAAATGAGATCACCGAAAACGAAGGGGCGGATGATTAATCAGGATATTTCCGATTCGAAAGGGTTCGCCGCGCTGACCCCCGAAGCGGCGGTTTTGTTCGTAATGATGATTCCGCATTTCACGCCGTATGGGAAGTTGAACGGCGACCCTTGTTTCATCAAAGGAGAAATTTGTCCGAGAATTGACTACCTTCAACTCGATAAAATCGAATCCTGTTTGAAGGAAATCACCGAACATACAAACGTGAAGTGGTTCTGTCACGACGGAAGGTGGTGGATTCATTCAATAAATTTCCTATCGGATCATCAAAACATCAAATTGGAACGATGCGGTTCCGACCAACTCCCGAATTACTCCGGATTAAATCAGGAGCAGATCGAGAATTTATCCCCTACGAAGTTGAAGTTTAAGATTAAGAAAGACATAGGTACACCGGCTGTCGCCGATCCGTCGGCTGTCGCCGACCTCTCTGTCGATGCTCCTACCGAAAATCTGACACCGGATGAAATGTGTCGATCGTGGAACGAGAAAATAAAAAATCAGGGCAATGGGTGTGTGGTACCGAAAATTCTGATGTTCACTCCTGCGCGGAAAAAAAAATGTATGCAACGAATATCGTCTCTGAAATTGAATTCCAAAAGATGGCTCGCGGTCGTGTCGAAGATTCACGAAAATGATTTTTTGTCCGGGAGATCCCCGTCAAAAAACAACTCTGGATGGAAGGCCACGTTTGATTGGGTGATAAAAAATGACGACATCATGCTGAAAATAGTCGAGGGGGCCTACGACCAATGAAGATATTCGCGAACATTTACTTCGAAGCATTGGAAATGTACGAGATCGCCCGAGAGGGAGCGGCGGATGAATTGGGCCGCCCCGGTTGCGACGAACGTGTGGCGAACGCAATGATCGAATTGTCGGAAACGTGCCGGTTGCTATGCGACGCGGCGTGTGGGAGGGCCGTCAATGATTAAAACCCGAGCCGAACAGATCGCGCTGCTATCGAGAGGCCATAAGAATTTTCTCGCAGGGCTTGAAAAGATCCGCGAGAAATACGTTTCAACGCTGCTGACATACGACGAAGCGTGGGAAATGAAAATAGAAGCGGATCGAAACGATGAAGAACCGATAGTCACCGACATCGAATTTTGGGACGATCTCATCGGCCCCATGCGGCGAGGGAACCTGTACGTTCTATGCGGATACGCTGGAGTCGGCAAGACCACGTTGGCCATTCAAATCGCTTGGGCGGTCGCGAAGCAAAAGCGCAACGTGTGGTTGTACTGCTTGGAAATGACCGCCCCGGAAGTTCTCGAGATCGTCGCGGGTCACATCACAAAAAACGCTGAACCGACCGAGAAAGAATATGCGTTGGCAAGCACGGAAGCAGCCGGGTCTGGATTTCGGTTGTTCGATTCGGCATTGAAGTACGCGAAATGGGATGAGCATCTTCGGAACATCGTGACCGAAACGAAAAAAAACAACATCGAGTTTCTCGTCATCGACAATTTTCATTATCTGACGCGAGTCGACCGCAACTCCTTGGAGATAGAAGGCGTCGTGTCGCAGCGGTTGAAATCGTTGTCACAGGAATTGAATATCCCCATTCTGCTGTTACACCACCTGAAAAAACCGGAGGGGATTATCAACCAATTGGAACCAGAACCGACAGTTCACGCGATGCGCGGAGCGACCGCATTGTTGAACGATGCGTCGTTCGTGGTGATATTGCATCATCCGCTGGCGAAATCCACAACGCCGGATTACGAGGGGACGCGTCAATCCGTCGGGAAACTCACCGCAGGGAAAGCGCGGTGGGGACGTGGCGGCGTTCGCTATGTCCGTTTGTTTGGATCGGAACGAACGTATTACCCGGCGAACATGTCCGAGTACATGCCTTCGAAGAAAAAACCCAAAGGGGATGAATGGGAGTGAATTGCGAATATTGCGGTCGGCGTTGGGAATTATTCACGCCATTGAAATACCACAGCGAGACCGATTTGCCGAATATGTGGCATTGTCGATCGGACGCCTGTACGACGGCGTGCTTGAGATGTGCGAAATCGTCGGATGCGTCTCGCGCAACAATGACAACGAACGTGTGTTTGACCTCGTGCGACTACGACATGGTGGTCGAACTCACGAAAAGTAGACAATCGAAAAACAGGAAGGCGCGAGTGAAAGACCAGAAACAATACGGCAGGGATGGCGTGAGCATCGCGGAGGAAGGGACGTTTGGAGAATTGGCGTTTTCAAGGTTGACAGGGCTGACGTTCGACGACACCGACGAACCGCGCAGCGGCGGGCATGACACGACGATGAAAGATGGACGGACGGTTGATGTCAAGACAACCGACACCGCGAAGGGCAATTTGGCCGTGAGAATGGGGAAGGAGAAACATCCGTCCGACGTGTATGTCCTCATGTCCGGGAGGTTCCCGGAATACAACATCGAGGGATGGTGCACAAAGGAGGAATTGTTTGTCGATGACAACAAGACGGACGTTGGCAACGGCCCATTTTGGCGTTTTCCGAATATCAGATTGCACTCGATAAACGATCTTTTGGGATATGGGGTTGACAACCGAACGAGGTCGTCGGTATAACGGAGTGCATGGCTCGGGGAAGACGAACATTTCGTGGATCGACGAACCATAAACGAGAGCGGAAGGAACTCGACCGCCTCTGGTCGAAGATCGTTCTCGAACGCGACGGGCGGATCTGCCAGTCGTGCGGTCGGCCCGGCAACAACCCCCACCACGTTTTCTCTCGCAGGCATTTGTCTACGCGCCACGACCCGGACAACGGCATCACACTTTGTTGGGCGTGTCACATGCACAAGGCACATTCCGATCCAGAAGCGTTCCGCGATTTCATCATCGCAAAATGGGGGCAGGAAAAGTTCGAACGCATGAAACGGCGGGCGTATGAGGTCAAAGGTGTCGACCATGCGATGGCATACATCGCGCTGACCAACCACAAATTGACCGGCATGGAGGCTGGAACGTGATCGTAAAAAATCTCAACCCCGCCCCGTACAACCCTCGTAAAATCAGCGATTCGAAAATGAAAATGCTCGGCAAAGCGATGAAAGAATTTGGTGACTTGTCCGGCATCATTTTCAATATGCGAACCGGGCGGGTCGTCGGGGGACATCAACGAATCGGACATCTCGATAAAAATTGGCCCATCGTGAAAGAAAAATTGGTCGATGACAACGGCACGGTGGCCGTGGGATACATTGAAACGCCGTATGGGAGATGGTCATATCGGGAAGTCGATTGGAACGAACAGCGAGAGATCGCAGCGAACATCGCAGCCAACAAGCATGGCGGCGAGTTCGATTATCCGATGTTGAAAGATTTGATCGTGCAGATAGATGACGGGTCGTTTGATCTCGAATTAACAGGATTTGACGACAAGGATTTCGACAAGACATTCGGCGAAGTCGCGGAAAAGATCAAGGGCTTCGAGGTCGGGAAAATCCAATATGCGATCGTCGTGGAATGCGCCGACGAAAAGGAACAATCGGAAATGCTGACGAAGTTCGAAGGGGAGGGGTTGAAATGCCGGTTGTTGATGTTGTAGTTTCCAGCGAGATACCATCGACGCTTCGTGTGCGCCAACTGTCGGCGATATTCGACGTGCCGTTATCCGAACGCGCCAAACTGGAATGGCACGCTAACATCGCCTACGAGGACAAACCGTGGAACGTCGGTTTGATCGTCGGGCCTTCCGGCAGCGGGAAAACGCTGATCGCTCGGGAAATGTTCGGCGCGTCCGCCCTAAAATCCTACGAATGGGATGAACGTCCCGTGGTGGACAACTTCGGGCCGGAACATTCCATCGAATCTATAACCGAAATGTGTCAAGCCGTCGGGTTCAATACGATCCCGGCGTGGATGCGTCCGTATCGCGTGTTATCCAACGGGGAGCAATTCCGGGTGAACATGGCGCGGACGCTTCTTGAGCGAGACGGCGTGATCGCCGTGGACGAGTTCACGTCCGTGGTGGATCGTCAAGTGGCGAAGATCGTTTCCAACGCGATCCAGAAACGAGTGCGGAAAAACGATCGGCAATTCGTCGCCGTTTCCTGCCACGACGACATCATCGAATGGCTGCAGCCGGATTGGATTTACGAAACAAGTTCCAATTCCTTTGTTTGGAGGTCCCTTCGACGAAGGCCAACCATTGACGTTGCCGTCACTCGCGTCCCGTATCGCTATTGGCCCATCTTCGCTCCTTTTCACTATCTGACCGCCGACTTGAACCATGCCGCGAGATGCTATGTGCTGTCGATTGATGGAAAACCAGCGGCGTTCGGAGGGGTGTTGTACCGACCACGCAAAGTTCAAACGGGGCGCCAGGTGTACGGATTGAGTCGTCTTGTCACGTTGCCGGATTATCAAGGGCTTGGATTGGCGTTCGCATTGACGGACACACTGGCGTCGGCGTATGCGGCGATGGGCCACAGGTTTCATACTTACCCCGCGCATCCACCGTTGATTCGTTCTTTTGCGAAATCGGAACAATGGGTGTGCACCAAAAAACCCGGGTTCAGTTCGTCGAT